AATTTTCCCTTGTATGCCATAATAAATATATTGATAAATAATTAGATATATTAAACTATTTATACGGAGCAGCAATGGCAGGTTCGCAGACCGTCAACATGACATATCCCGACAATCTACAAAACGGCGATGAGAATCATTGGGTAATGTTTATATCTTATCCTCAACTTTTTGCGCAAAATACATCTTTTTCTGAATATAATATAGTTCTTCCTATGGGAGCTCAGGCAATGATTTCAACTGCAGAAGCAGTATATGCGGAACAAGAAGGATTAGGAACAGTTCTTACAGAAGCAGCCGCAAAAGTTTCATCCGGAACGAGAGAGTTTTTTAAATCTAAAGGCACTGTTGAAGATTTCATTGCCGCGATGAAAGATGTCAACTATGGAAAAATGGGAGAGGCTGTAGTGGAACATACTGTCGCCTCAACAATAAAAAAATCTGATTTATTAAAAAGAGGGCTGGGCGGTGCGAATTTAGCAATTAATCCTAAAATGTCTTTATTATATCAAGGGCCTGGAAAATTTAGAAAATTTGTATTTGAATTTCCTATGATAGCAAAAAATAAGGCGGAATCAGTTACTATTGAAGAAATTATAAAAGCTTTCAGAAGATCAACTTTGCCCGGCTATGCGGATCCATTGCTTGGCGCCTTGGGGGAAAATACCTCATCAAAACAGACGATTGGCGGAACTGAGCGTTTAAAAGGTGCTGGTTCAAACTTTTTTACTTTTCCAAGTACTTGGGATATTGAATTCGGCCACAAAACCGGAGGCAAAGCAACACCATTTAAAATAGCAAGAAGTGTATGTAATAGTGTTATAGCCAATTATGCCGCGGCCGGAGTCCCGTTCTTTTTTCAAGATGGAAAACCATTTGAAATAAAATTAACTGTTTCTTTTACAGAAATCGTTGTTATGACCAGAGAACTAGTAGATAAGGGATATTAATGTCATATTTTTCATACTTACCAAAAATTCAATATAATATAACCGGAAGCAAATACGGCGAGACAACTACTGCCAGAGATATATTTATTCGAAATTTAATAAAACAAAATGTGATTGAAAAAGCTATAGGTTTTGATGAACATACTATAGGAGATACTGAGCGACCTGATACAACATCTTATCTTGTATATGGTCATGTTAAATATGATTGGATAATATTTTTAACTAATCAAATGTTTAATCCCTATTTCGATTGGCCACTGAGTTCTCAAGATTTTACAAAAATGATAAAAGGGAAATACGGTTCTACTGAACGAGCTAAAAAACAAATTCATGAATATAGACAAATTATAGAAGAAAAAACAGATACTACTACATTAAAAGAAGTTATAATTGATAAAGATGCATATAATATTCTATCGGATCCGGATCGAAAAAGAATTACCAAATATGATATAGAATTTAAAAGAAATGAAGCGAATAGACGTATCAAAATAATTGATAGACAATATGTTGAAAATATTTTGAAAGAAGCACAAACCAAACTATACAGGTAATAAAAATGCCCGGACGACCCGACCTAGGTGACACTGCAGAAGATGAACTGGTTGATACCACTCAAAAGCCTCCACAAGCTCCTTCTCCAATTGGCATAGGCGAACCCCAAGCGGAAGACATAGAAGAAGGCCTTCCCCAAGCGGGAATGTATAATATAGAATTATGTGATATATTGTCTCCAAATATAGATTCAAAAGTTAATATTATACCAATGATTGATACAGTAACTGTATATGAAGATATTAATAAACCTTATATATTATGTGATATTGCAATAAGAGATTCTTATGGATTTAGAGAAACTATCCCAATTATAGGTGAAGAATTTATTAATTTGATAGCACAGACCAAAGGGTTTGAAGTGGCGGACGTCGATAATCCTCTCGATAATATTATTAAAAAGAGTTTTAGAGTATATTCTGTTTCTCCTATAGCTAATGTTTCTGAAAGATTAAAATTATATGTCCTCCATTGTATTTCAATAGAAGCTATTATTAGTGAAAAAAAGAAAATAAGTAGAGGATATAGTGATATGATGATTGAAGACATCGTTAAAAATATCTACGAAACTTTTATCGTTGAACCAATGAATTCTTTCTATAGTGCATATAAGATGAAAACTGAACCTAAAAGGCTTATAATTGAACCAACAAGCGATCCGCATACTATTTGTTTTCCTTTTAAATCTCCATTTGATATTATGGATGATTTGGCTGAAAAAGCGACAACTTCAAATCAACCGGAAGAAGAAAATACAAACACCCCAAATCCACACGTAGATACTGCAGAAGAAATCGCTGTGGCAGATGGCGCTTTATATATGTTTTATGAAACTTTAACTCATTTTAAATTTGAAAGTTTAGAAACGAGTTTTAAAAGAGCACCTAAACGAAATTTTGTGGCAAAAATAGATTCTTCGGTTGATCCAATGGATAGAAAACTGGGGTTTGGTTGGCCGGGAATAGCGTTTAATAATGTAGAAGAATATACTATTGATAGTGTTTTTGATGTCATTGATAATATGAGAGAAGGAATGTATGCTGCTAAATTAATAACCCATGATATAGTTCGAATGAGATATGAAATTATAGGATATAAGTATATTGAGAAAAAAGAAGATATGGTGGTAGAACAAATGAATCCGGGAGACCATTCAACTGACACAGGTGAGATGCTTCCTGGTGCAGATCCGGCTGGAAAGCATTTAGCAGATCATACCCTTTCGCTTGGAGACGGAAGCGGTAAACTTTGTTCATATAATCATGATTGTTTGATTGGCGATGATGGAGGAGAAGGTGCTCGTATAAAATTGATGGGAACAAATTTTAATCATTCATTTTTTCTAGAATCTAATAGAAAAGCTGTTGATGGAGAAGGCGGCGCTGAGCCTGGCATTAGAGAAACTAACCTTGAATGGAGAACTCAAAAAAGAGATTCTCAATTACAACAACTTAATAATGTAAAAATAACTCTTAAATTAGCCGGCGATTCATCTTTAAGAGTTGGAGATATTATTTGGTGGCATATGCCATCACAAGTGTTTATAGGGGAATCTAGCAATACAGAAGAGGATCCTTTTTTGAGTGGCAAATATATTATGACAAAAATAAACCACGTATTTACGAATGAAAGATATTATCAAGAAATTCAAATCAGAAAAGATAGTTTACAAAATACTCCACCTAGTTTAGATGAAAATGTTCTTTCAACTTACGCCGAACCGGGTCAAGCAGGAGAAACTGCAGCCCGACTCCGAGCCCTCAATGAACTTTCACAGACTCCGGATTCACTTAAATCCGGTATTAATCCAGGAGAAATCAACCCGGAAAAGCAGCTAGCTGGTAGGACTGAGTACGGTCCGGGCGGAACGATCCAATATAAGAAAACGGGTGCAATGAACACCACCGAAGGCATGGATGCCTTCGGATATAAGGAGTCGATGAAGAACGTACCGAGTTATGAAGAAAATTTAAAACTCGCTAGAGCGGAATGGGCGAAGAATAATAAAGGATAGGAAGCAACCAATGAAATATATTATATAAAGGATAAAATGGAACCCGATTTTATGGGAAAAGAAGGCTTTGTTTGGGCTGTTGGTGTTGTAGAGGATAGAATGGATCCTCTATATTTGGGAAGATGCAAAGTAAGATGGCTTGGTTGGCACACCAAAGATAAATCAGAGTTAAAGACAGCTGATTTACCGTGGGCGTTTCCTTTAATGCCCATTACCTCTGCTTCTCAAACAGGAGTAGGAACAAGTCCAACTGGGCCTGTTGAAGGCACATGGATTATGGGATTTTTTAGAGATGGAGACGCCGCTAATGATCCTGTTATGTTGGGCACATTGGGGGGCAGACCTGATAGGCCAGGTAATCCCAATGAAGGGTTTAATGATCCGAGAGATTATTCTCCAAAATTTTATCAGGTAGATTCTATCACCGGAGATATCATAAAGGATAAACCCGAGTTTGCAGATGTTCCACAACATCCTCTAAGTGTAAAATTCAATAAAAAAAGAGGAATTGAAATAGTTGAAAGGAGTGATAAAGCTACTTTAGTTGAGGGTCAAACAGATGAAGAGGGAAAACTTGAACAAGGAGTCTTAGTTGAAGAATCAGACTCACAAGAAGCTCAAATTCCAGATTATGAATTTTCTTATAATTATCCTCTTTTTAGATATTTGGGCGAACCAACGACTCCAAGATTAGCTAGAGGTCGAGCCGACGGTAGTACAAAAATTGATACAATTTTAACTTCCATGGGTCCAACCGGAATGTCGGTAGTTAAAACTGTAGGGACTTCTATTGTTCAAACAAAAGCGGATTTAAGAATGAATCCTTTCCCTAAAGCCAAGGGTACAAGTACCAGTACTTTTCAAGAACCAGCTTCTCCTTATGATGCTGCATATCCGTATAATCATGTACACGTATCAGAAAGTGGTCATGTTGTTGAAATTGATGATACTCCCACATCAGAAAGATTGCATTGGTATCATCGTTCCGGTTCTTATAGGGAAATGGGCCCACTAGGAAATATAGTTGATAAATCTACTCGAGATTATTTTTCATGTGTTTTAAAAAATACTCATGAATCAGTTGGCGGTTTTAAATATACATCCGTAAAGTATGGATATGAATTATGTGTGAATACTGCAGGCGGCCAAGAAGATTATTGGTTGAGAGTTAAAGGAGCTGGTGACATACATCTAGAATCGGAACAAGGCAATGTTAAAATATATTGTAAAGATGGAATTGCTTTTATCAATGCATCTAAAATTGAATTTAACGCTAAAGAAATATTTACTCTCAATACGCCTTTGTTCTCATACAATTCCTCACCTATTCCTACCTTGCCATCTCTTCATGGAGGCCCCATGATTCCGCGAGAAGAAAACACAGGATTCCGGACAAGAATGAAAGGTAATAATTTAGAACAAATTGACGGCTCAAAAACTTTAATTGCTACACAAATAACACAAAGTACCATGGGGGCATACGGTTTGAATGCTCAAAGTGGAGTGGCAAACTTTACTCATGGTAGTGAAGAAATTATTCAAGGAATGAATGTAGTAAACAAGGGAAGTGGTGCTGGTAAATCTATTGTATGTAATAATGGACTTATTAATTTAAGATCTGCTGCAACAGAGGGTTCCGGTGGATTATTATTCCAATTAAATAAACTTCCTTCTACTGCTGAAGGAGGTGCAGAACTTGCTGCAACCGGATATTTTGCTATTACTCCTAAAAATGCAACAACAGCTAGAATAACAATGGCTACTCCACTTGGCGCTATAACAATGAAAAATAAAGTTGGAGAAATATCTCTCGGAGATTCGCCCTCAGGAGAAATAAAAATACAAAGCACTGGAGCAGCAGGAGAAATAACTATATCGAATGCCGCAAAAGGCAAAATAGCAATTGATGGTGCCGGTTTAATAACAATTAAAAATGAAGTGGCTGATTTAAAAAAAATTATAGATGATTTTTTTACAGAATATCAAATGCATAAACATCCAGTTGTCGGTCCGACGGCCGGAGGAGGTATACTTCCAGGTGCCGAAGCACTTCCTATGTTACCTGGGACATTTCCAAAAACGGTAACTTCGCAAATAAATTTAAATTCTTTATTATCATAGGTATTATGGCAAAAGACGAATGGCAACAACCAGATAAAATAGGAGTTCATCCTCAATTAGTTAAATTGGCTGAAAAAACTAAAAAATTAATTGAATTAGAAAATCTATTATTAAAAACCGTTAGATCAGATATAGAAAAATTTAACGAACTTGAAATGAAAAGGAAAGAAAATAATGGCTCTTAAAGACGTATTCACTGGCACCGGCAGCTCCGGGGACCATACAATAGATCTGAACATTGCCGGGCAAATTGGCGATGGCGTAGGACCTATTTACGGAACCACGGGTGTACCTGAACCGGAAGAACCGGATCTTTGGGATTCGCAAACATTAGGTGATATAGCTTTCCTAAAAAACTTTTTTAAGGCTGCAAAAAAAGCTTTGGAACTTCATAAAGCAAATTCAGCGTTTATTAAAGAAATATATGAAATAAACAAAGCTCTAATGTTTGCTACTATAGATCCTATATTTGCGGCAATTGAAGCAATCTTAGATGAAATCTTAAAAATATTAAAAGATTTACGAGGTCTCGGGTTTTACATGCTCCCAGTTCATGCCGGATCAGTTGAACCAAATGTAGAACGAAATCCTTTGACAGGTGCTTTATTTTTTGATAAGAATGTTTATGTTCCTGCAACTCGTTTGCCGGCAATTGCAATTCCAAACACCGATCCCGTCAAATACAAGCCTGCCAAATTGGCAGTGGCCGGTGTCGGGGATAAAATAGCCATAGATCCTCAGACAGGTGAACAAAATTATATTGAACAGCCAAAAATGAGTGATACTCCACTGTCAACGCTAGCTTCGCTTAAGGGGTATGAGTATGGCGATATTACCGGTCGTGTTAACAAGGCTTATATAAAAGTGAATAAGTACACAGGTTTGATGTCAATAACTCCCGGAGGAATTTTACAAACTATAGATAAATCTTTTGATGATTTAGGTGATGCCCCGAAGTTTTTTAAACAAGCAGTTGCAGACGGTGAGCTTAAGAATGAAGACGGATCAGAGGTAACTCTAGCAGATTATGCTATTAATGTCTCGTCCAAGGCAATTGATGCGATAATAGACCCATCTTATTATAAATCAGGCAGACCAATTATGTCTGATTCAGCTAAAGTTGGAGGCATTATTTTTATAATGGGCATGCCAGATTTCAACAAGTTTTCAACAGTTTTGACAAATTTTAATAAGATGTTAGATATTTCATCGTTCACTGAAATGCTAAAAGATGTTAAAAAACTATGGAAGCCCGCGGCAGTTACTCATAGAGTATTAGTATCTAAAGTCGCGGCAATAACCGTTGCAGAAGGCAGCGCAGGAACGTTTTCCACGGAGAGAGGTGAGCAATCAGATACGGTGGGTGCGGAGAGAGATGCGTCTTCCGACACCGATAGACCGAGTTTCTATATTATGCAAGATGAAACGTCCGGAACATTTAAAAAACAGGATCCAGAAAAAACCAATAGAATATTAAAAAATAATAGAGGAGTTTTTGCTCGTGTAAAAAGAGTAATAGAATCTAAACAGTGGCTCAATGAAACCATGGACATGAATGCATCTAAAGCTATGGATTCTGTAGATGTTGATATGACAGAAAGCAGAATAAAACTGAAACATATTGGTACAAAAGTAAACCGCAATCCTTTGCCATATATGAATCAAACATTAGAGGTTGAATATTTAGAAAGTGGGTCAGAAGAATTTCAAGCAGGTGAGTTAATATATGAAGCAGTTCCCGCAACCGGATCTGCCATTACTGCAGTACAGTCAGGTGCTGAGGCGGCAGATGTTGCGCTTACGGTTGCGCTTGAGCCGGATGATCAACGGGAAAATATGTACCACCAAGTTAAAGATGGAACATGTGTAGTAGGTATGGTAGTAGATGCTTATGATGATAATGCTTTACCAGAAGCACCTAACTGGTCCGGCAAAAGTTTAGAGCAACTGATTCCATCTCTGGGCCCAATGCTTAATAGATGTGAAGCAGAAGTAAAAGGGATAAAATCAAGTGTTGAATCTGCGTCGAAAACTTTAGATCCTATTATAGCTTGGCTCGATGGTAAAATAGATGATGTATTAGCTTTTGCAAAAGAAATTGAAGATATATTAGATTTATTTGCTAATGGTTTACCAGCTACCGGCATGTATTCTTTATATTTAGAACCAAGAGTTGGAGGAATAACTAAATTTAGAGAAAGAATGATGGGTGCAGGAGGCGAGCGTAAACCACCGGAATCTTTAAAATTTTGTGCCGGAGTATGTTTTTTAGGAGGAGGACCGGACAATTCTGTACTTAGAAGAGGTATAGATATGCTGGCTTTGTTATTAGGTTTAAGAAAACAAACTGCGGAAGAAGTGAAGGTAGATATAAAGATGGATTCAATAGCTACTCCTAGTTATGGTGGTGCCGGCACCGCAGATTTCCCTTATATTATAGACGACAAAGTAACTTATTCCGGAAAAACCTATGTATGCATCTTGAAAACTGAGAGCACCTCCACAGACGCCGTATTCACGCCAGTAATTTCAAATGATGACGGAGAGGCAATAACTAATTCAGTATACTGGAAACTAGAAGGGGCCCAACTTGGAGCGGACGAAATAGTTGAGATTGGTGACTCAAGAACTGCTGCAGAGATCACAACAGCCAAAATTAATTGGTTGAAGGCAGCCAGAACCGCATTGGGAATAATTTTGGATGACTTGGCCGGTTCGCCAAACTCCGGAAAAAATTTGACGGAAAAAATAATGGATGTTAATCTTTTCGGATCTTATCATTCAATAACTCGCGAATTTGAAGGTGATGATATAGACATTTATAATGAAATGAAACAATTGAGAGACAATGATTTACGAGAATTGGAATTATTAGTCCTACGCATTACAGAAATGTTGCAGGCAATTGAAATAAACTTGATTCAAGAGTCACTCAAGCTCCTGACTGATGAAGAGCTTCCAAAAGGAAGTTTAAGATCTAAAGGTAAGACATTGATGATAATAAAAGGTGAATTTGTAGAAGAGGTGGATGGTACTTCCTTTGAAGATTTTGGTCATCGCCAAGTCAAACAAAATACTACAATTACTATACTTCATCCTCTTTTAGAATCTTCTGGATCAACAAGATCTGTTGAAAGTTTATCTAATACAACCATAGCCATTCTTGATGAAGCATTTCCTGTAGATATAGATGAAGCATTATCTTATAATATAGCTTTAGATAATACTTATTCATTTGAACCATATAGTTCTGCAGCCGAAAATAAAATCGCTAATACTAACAAATACAAGCATCCAGGTTATAGATTAAGAGAATATAAAGCTAAAGCTAATACTATTTCAATAGCTGTTCCAAATGGCTCAGGTGAATATCCAACCCTTCCAGTTTGGGAATCAGGTCAGGCCGGGGTGGAAGGAGATGTTCGTACTACCGCTCATTATCCAGAAGGAACTGTGATAAAAATTAACGGGACTGTGCCGGTTTCTGAAACTTATGTCTCGGACGATACTGGCGTTCGGGATGTTCGCGCAGAGGATGAGGAGACCGTCGCCGATACATGGATGGCCCTAGGTGTTTCTAACAACGATAAAATTACCGTTGATTTTGGATCCGATGCAGGAGGATCTCTAACCAAAATAGTGGATGATACAATTGGGGAAGAACATATTAAGGTTGACGGAGCTTTCTCTTTTGGAACCGGCGGACCAGAAATGTTTCAATTTCATGAAGAGTGGTCTTTTAAAATATCAGACCAAACAGCGGCTCAGCTAGCAAAAACTACAAAGTTACAAAATAGCAGAAATAAATTTAAAGAGTATTTAGAAGAAATTGCAGATAAAGCGGAAGAAGTTTATGAATATCTTAATGTTTTTGAATCTAAAACATGGCCACCTTTTGATGATCAATCTTCATGAAGAATCATCTGAAGGTCGGTAGTATAAATAAAATAACTGGAGAAATAATAAATGGCAGATGCAAAATATACAGAAATAACATATGATTCTGGCACCGGGGCAACAGTATATTCTGATATAGATTTGTCGTTCAAAGTTCATCCTGTTACAGGAGATCTTCTCAAAACAAAGAACGCTACCGTTATAAAACAGTCTATGCGTAATGTTTTACAAACTAGAGAATTTGAAAGAATTGGACATCCTGAAATTGGATCAAATTTACAAAATCTGTTGTTTGATCCCATGAACAAAATAACAGAAACTCGATTAAGAATAAGTATTGAAACAACTATGCAGTCCCTGGAACCGCGTGCTTTAATAAGAGATATTCAGGTTTTAGCCGAAGAGGATTTAAATAGATATAGAGTAAAAATAATTTTCTCTATGATGGGACAACAATCCTCGGAAACTTTCGAACAATTTTTATATAGATAGGAATTACTGTGGCAGAACAATCAGCTAAATTACAAGTATCTGAATTAGATTATAGTTCTATTAAATCAAATTTAATAGCATTTTTAAAAAGCCAAAGTGAATTTTCAAATTTTGATTTTGCGGGATCTGGTTTAGATGTTATAATGGATTTGCTTTCATATAATACATACTACAATTCTTTTTATTTGAATATGTTAGCCAATGAAATGTTTTTAGATACAGCGGAACTTAGAAATTCTGTTGTACAAAAAGCTAAACAACTAGGTTATACGCCACGATCTGTTCAGGGGACTAAAGCAATTGTTACATTAGAAATAGTTCCGAGTGATTCCTCAACAACTATGATTGTTGAAAAAAATAAAAGATTCGCAACAACTATTAATGAACAAAAATATATATTTACAACGGCAAATTCTTATGCCGGAATATTGGATGATACTGGAAAATTTACGATAGATGATGTTCAATTAAATCAAGGTATCAGATTAACACACAAATATAAAGTTGATTATAATAATAAAGAACAACAATTTATATTACCAAACACTAACACTGATATAACAACTCTTTCTGTTATTGTAAAAGCTGACCCTGTTTCAACTGAAACACATACCTATCAACGAATATCAGATACAGTTAAGGTTACACCTACATCTAATGTATATTTTTTATATGAAACTTTTGAAAATAAATTTGAAGTTCAATTCGGAGATAATAAAGTTGGATATAGACCGGCAGATGGAAGTCAAGTTATTTTAGCTGCAAATATATCCGATGGAACAGCTACCAATAAAGCTGCGGTATTTAGAGCAGTAGATGCAATAGGTGGATATTCTAATGTTTCTATAGTTACCACAACAGCTGGATATGGAGGAGCAGGTAGAGAATCTATTGCTGAAATTAAGTATAATGCACCAAAATTATATGAAACCCAAAATAGATGTGTAACATTAAATGATTATAAAAGAATTGTGGAAAAAGAATGGGTTAATGCTGAATCTGTAACATGCTGGGGTGGAGAGCAAAATGATCCTCCAAGATATGGAAAAGCTTATATTGCAGTTAAACCTAAAAGTGGATTATTTCTAACAACAAAAGATAAAGAAGTTATTAAAAAAGAAATTTTAGCAACAAAGAATATGGTATCTGTTACACCAGAAATTGTGGCGCCGGATTATCTATACATAGCAATTATTGCTAACGTTCGATATGATCCAAATAAAACTGTACAATCTCCTCAAGAAATAGGTGAAAGAATTGTTTCAACATGTATAGATTATAATACTCAGGAATTAGGAAAATTTGATTTAAGATTTAGATATTCACGATTAACTACTTTAATTGATAATTCTGATCCAGCTGTTCTGAACAACCAAACAACTGTTTTATTATTTAAACGATTAGTAGTTGAGCTCGGCCAGGCATTTAACTATTCTCAAAATTTTTCTAATCAGATAAAATTTCCTTATATAGGATATAAGGGAGCATTATCATCTTCAAAATTTGAATATATCAATGAAAATACTAATGTATTAGAACAAAATACATTATTAAATGATGCTGACGGAATTATTATGGTTGTAAAAGAAGAAGCTGGTGCAGTAGCGATTGTTAATTCTAATGTGGGAACAATAGATTATGAAACTGGTAAAATGACGTTGGTAGGATTTATACCTAATTCTGTCCACCCGGTAGTAAATAATAATACTATTGAAATATATGTTGAAACCAATGTTCAAGATGTTACGCCCATTAGAGAACAAGTTATAATAATTAATAGAAAAGATGTAATAGTTAATATGATAGTAGATACAGCTCAATCAACTGGCGATTTTGCTCAGGCAACGGTTAATGAAACACCAGCTTTGGTAATATATGGAGCTACGACAACATAATGGCTGATAATAGAATTTCTGAAATTATTCAAAATCAATTACCTTCCTTCTTTATAGAGGAGGGCTCCAATCTCCCTCTCTTTCTTACTAAGTATTTTGAATTTCTAGAATCTTATCAAATAGAATATTTCGATTTAATTTTAGACGAATATAATATGGTTCTTGAAGATGATAATGATGCTCATTATATTTACGGAACAGCTCTAGATGACGGATTAATATACACAACATCTGATGAAGGTATTGAATATGATCTTGGATTACAAACAGGTTATTATTTTCCAATATATGGTAATAGACCAGATGCAGTAGCAGCTTCTGATAATTCAGAAATAGTTTATGAATTACACTTAGAAGAATTCGCCGGGCGTACGTTTTATATGCCTCAAAAAGGTGGAGAAAATGGAATCAACTTTGGATTATTTGAAGATGATCCGCCCACAACAACATTAACTCAATATTCAACCGCCGGAACAAAATTTCTATTAGAAAGCACAGAAGACGATAATCCGAGTATCAGTGAAATTCATGAATTATTGGTTGAATCAGATAGAGATCCAACTACTGCAACATTTTCATTAGGTGAATTAATTGTTGGTTCTGTTTCTGGAGTTGAAGCAATAATTACAGGTGTTCAAAATCACGGAGTTTTTCCGGCTGGCAAATATCAATCTACAGATATTACCAGTGATTATTATAAAACCGAGCCTCATGTATTATTTGCACGACCCATAAATTCTAAAGCTTTTCGTCATGGTGAAGAAATAGTTGGAAAAAGATCCAGAGCAAAAGCAGTAGTTGGTCAAACCGATAAAGACATTAAAAGAAATCCTCTCCGGGGCGCAACTGATTTAGATTTGGTTAATGATATAGATGAAACCGATAATATGTACTTGGAGCGTTTCCGGGATGATTTTCTAACAAATATTCCTATCGGTTCAGTTGGAGATTTAAGACAAGCAATAAAAACCGCCAGAGAAATTTACAGGGCAAGAGGAACAGAGGATTCATTTTTATGGTTATGGAGAACTGTTTATGGATCGGAACAACTTTCCTTTATATATCCAAAAGAAAGATTGTTAAGACCATCTGATGGAACTTGGAAATCACTAAAATCTATTAAAATTTTTACTGGAACAGCTTTATATCCAGATGATTTTAATAGTAAAATTATTAAAGGTGAACAATCTCAAGCAACAGCTACTGTTGATAATTCAATTTCATATTTTGAAGGAACAACTGGTGTCACAGAATTATTTTTAACCGATTATACTAAAGGATATGATGTTCGTTTTGATGTTTATTCTGATTTTCAAGCAGACGAAACAATAGCAACAATTGAAACATATGTTGACGCAGAATTAATGGGAAGTGATAATTCGGAAGACGTGGTTAAATCAATGAATTTCCCCACAGGTTCTTCTAGAGGAACATGTATTGCGGTTATTGGTGAAATTGATATTATAAGTAATGGAACAGGATATGCCATTAATGATGAACTTGTTATTATCGGAGGCGCTGGAAAAGGAGCCGTAGCTCGTGTGGCGACCACTGCTAATGGTGCTATTGATGAAATTATCATTGATGATGGAGGTAATGGTTATTATGGGGGTGAACGTTTAGAAATTAATAATTCCGGAACCGGAGGAAGAGGCCACACTGGTGTAATTTCCAAAGTGCTTCCCACAGGAGTGTTTAGAAGTTCTAATACAAAGGTTAGCGCAGCTATATCAGTTGCTGAAGGTGGAACCTCTCCATCAGCTATATTATTAAATTCGGCTTCTTTTTCAATTGAAGAAGAAGATGTTAAATATCCAGAAAATATTAATACACACTTTAGCTCAAGTAATACAATTACGTTTGTTGCAGAAGTAGCAAATCAAGATACCGCAGACGCCGGAGCAAATATATTATTAGAAGAAGGAGATGGTTTAATTCTTATTGATAGTACAGATGGAAGCGCTGATGCTGGAGATAATATTCTTTTCCACACTAAAGCTTTTGAAGATGATATACAACCAGGTTATTATGTCTATGATTCTAAAACGGGGACCAAGGGAACAGTTGCAGGCCCTTCAGTAAATACTTCAGCTTTTGTATACGCATTAGAAAGCCCAACAGCTCCTAATTTTGTTGATGGTTCAATGTGTGATCTTTATTACAGTGCAAATGGATCTGCAGTTCCTGGTAAATCTAATATGTTTACCATTAGCACGATTCAACCCGCCGGCTATTATGAAATTACAGATGAAGAAGGAGAATATGTAAACCAATTCGGAGATGGTTCAAGATCAGTTTCAGATTATTATGGAGGAACTGCTTATACTTATACAGGTTTCGGGTCCATTTCTGAAACTCGAGTAATAACTACAGGACTTGATTATATAAGAGCTCCTAGATATGCAGCAAAAAATGAATCTACTTTAGGTCTAGAACAATGGAGATTTGAAGATCCTATAACAGGAAAAAATACTGGTCGATTAACATATTTAAATATAGCTGAAAATGTTTATGGAAAATATAGATTTGGTGAATCTGTTATAGGGGTAACATCTGGTAAGAAAGCAAAAGTAATATTACCTTCTGTTAATTCTACATCAAATTCTACTTTTAGTACCATGAAGGTTCAAGATGAAGAAACAACTTTTTCTCTTGAAGATGTAAATGTTCTTCAAAATAATATTGGAGATTTTGAGGATGGAAGTATTTCAGGACTTTCGGCTTTTTCTTCAAAAAGAACAGCCGTAGATACCGGCAGCCACACACTTTCATTAGAAACATCTAATAATATTTCCGGTTCATATAGTGGTAAGATAGCGGTTAATGATCAGTTAGATACTTATATTGGTTTACGTTCAATAGATAGTGAAGAAGGTGAAGCATATGCGAATACTATTATTCCCGGAAATCAATATAATGCTAAAATTTCTTTTAGAGCCAGCAAAAGTCTCAGATATACTGAATTAAGATATGGTCATTCAGATACTGATGTAGATTATGAACCGGTAGGTTCCGACATAGGATTAACTCAAACAGTTGTTTATACGCTTCCAGAAACAACTAATGCGGATCAAGTTTATACTTTCGAAGGAAAATTTGTAGCAAGTTCAGATCGTTATCACGCTCTTTATTTATTCGCAAATACTTTGACTTCAACATCATATGATTTACATATAGATAATATATCAATCGCTGATATATCATCTCGCGGAAAAATTCAATATGAAGGATTTAATACTGCTGATGATATAGAATCATTTATGATGTTAGAACCCGCAGATTTTATTCCTGGCGAAATAATTATTTCTTCCCAAGGTGCTAGAACAGCAACTTTAGCATCTTCAAATTCTTTTTATCAGGAAACAAATTCTGGTTATGGTAACAATGCTATTTTAAAAGCTGGAGCTTTAAAAACAGGAGCTATCAAATCCCTTTCAATTACTACAGCAGGTATTAATTATAATATTTTACCTGATGTGTCTTGTCCCGAGGGAGATAATAATGCAACATTTTTAGCTATACGAACAGCTATAACAAATTATCCCGGTAAGTTTCAAGATCAAATGGGATTCATTAGTGATATTATCAGGATTCAAGATTCTTACTATTATCAAGATTTTTCGTACGTTTTAAGATCGGACATTCAAATTAATGAATTTAGAGATTTAGTTAGATCTTTTGTTCATCCTGCAGGTTGGAATGTTTTTGGAGAGATTGGAATATTACTTTTGTTAAATGTAGACGTATCTGCTGAATCAGATACTGTTAAAAAGCTTGAAATT